ACCCTTCTAACTCTGTTTGTTCTAGGAATGTATCAGGTCTAGTCCAACCCTTACCATTAATCTCCCAAGAAAAATGTTTACCTGCTACTTGTAGTAAGTCTTTATCTAAACTACAAATGATTGTATCATCTGTTTGATAGATAGCTAGGGCATCATCAGCTTCTAAAAACTCAGGGGCAAACTCTGCACTTAGTTTCTCAAGACTATAATCTTGCAGATCTCTTAGATGTTTAGGTTTAGGTGCTACTCTATTAGCTTTATATTCAGGATAGATTTGTTTTCTAAAGTTATTAGGCCCAGTTAAGAATGCTCTGTAACTAGTAGCCCCAGTCTTATTAAGAATGTTATCTAGTAACTCGTCTATTCTATAGAGAGCTATGTTAAGATCATCATTCTCAGCACTAGCGGCACATCTATAGCATAATAGATCTTGATCAATAAGGGCTTGCATTAAGTATTAGGTATCACTTTCTTGTAAGTTTTATCTTGATTAGGATCTACCAAGAATACATTAGCGGGGAAAGTTGAAGTATCACCTTTATACCATTGGATAACAACGTTCTCTCCCTCACCTTTGTAACATGCAATCATTCTATTACCATCTACTCGTGTAGCAATTGCAGACCAGGGATATAAATCTTTTATTTCTGGGATCATGCAGTCTACATTAGATAAGGTAATAACTACTTTATCATTGTATTGATAGTGTAAATATTTAAGTTCATTAGCGTTAAGTTTGGAAAAGAACATTGACCATGCAGCAATGGCTAATATTATTCCAGATGCTAGTAATGCTCTTACAATCCAAACTTCCCACTTTTTCATATTATTTCCTAAACTGGAACATCATCTTGAAGTTTATTAATAGCGTCAGCACTTTCAGCTTTAGAGAATACATAAGCTTCAAACTGTTTAGCTGTTGCAATAACATCTGCTACAGATTTACCTTGACCTAGTAACTCAACTGCAGTAGAGAGTGAAGACTGACGAATGATAAATACTTGTCGAGCTGCTCTTTCTTCTTTAGTTTCATAGTTAGATCCGGTTACTCTAGCTCCTGATGCTGCACTTGCTGGTTTACTTTCTGCCACAATTCCATCTCCTTCTAAGCCTACCCAATCCCAGTAGCCTGTCTTTTCATTTTTAACTGTAGTAACATTTACTACATCACCTTTAAGCCATTCTTTAGCTGCTTTAAATACATTAGGGTTACTAAAAGAAATGAGTTTCTTTAATTGAGGTAGGCCCTGTTCATTTTTATAAGCTACTTCTAGCTGTTGAAAAGTTCTACCACTCTCAGTTTTCTTTGTATTTTCTGTTACGTCAATCACTGTAATTTGCATTTATAATCTCCATATTTCCCCATGTGGATCCTACTTGGCATTCCACTCTCATGGGTAGGTTAAAGTCTTTACCAAATAACTTCTTAAAATTACTTGGTATATCGTTGAAACATTTATCTACTAAATTTACTATACTACTATTATCCCATACTTTGGAATCAAAGTCAAGTATTATTGAATCATGTACGGTATTAACAAGTTTTACTCCTTCCTTATTTAATAATCTATTTCTTAAACTTACCCTTGCAATAGCCATAAGGTCCGCTCCAAGTCCTTGCACTGGATAGTTAAGGATCTTGGTGCGAGGCCATTCTACTTTATTATACTTAACTTCTGGTTCATAGTTATAAGTCCTGCCTGTAGGCATAATAAGTTTTCTATCACGTTTAGCATCATTAAGAATTTTAGTATGCCAATCACGTAATCCTTTGTATTTATCATAGAACTGATTTATAACTCCTTGCCAGAATTTCTCATTACCAATATCTTTAAAGTTAGGATCGTTTGCATAAGAGTATGCAGATCCACCATAGATAAGTCTAAATACAAATGTCTTAGCAACAAGCCTACTAGGTAGTCCAAACTTCTCTTGGTTATCTGAATGTTGGTCAACACTTTCCCAGATCTCCTTTAAAGCAGTCTGATCTTGAGATAAGTAAGTTGCCCCCACCCATTCCAATTGTTTAGCGTCTGCTTGTAATAGCATTAGTTATACCTTGAAGTAAATAATGATTTGATTTCTCCATCAAAGTTTTGTAGGTTAGGTTTACTAGACGATAGTCTACCTGTCCTAGCTACACATTGATTAAGTTGTCCGTATATCATTCCTTCATCCCAGTTAAGTGTCTTAATTAAATTAACTAATCCTTCATAATATGTTGATAATCTTTTTTCTATAGTAGAGCGAAAGAGTAGAGTCTCAATTATTTCTTTAGCTTTCTTAGAACCTTGTAATGATTTAAGGGTGTTCTCATCTGTAGAATATAATCCTTCTTTCATTAACTCAGATCCTTTTAAAGGGTTTACTAATCTTGGAAAGGAAACTGTATAGTCTTCCCATCTTTCCTTGGGTTGACCTGATCTACTGCCTGTCTTAAAAGTCCCGATAACCACTCTACGCTTAAGGCCGATGTCCCCACCATATAGGAAAGCACTAAGGTGATCAGTACTATTGGGATTAAAGCCAGGGCAATTATGGTACGCATAAAGCCATTCATCAAGTCTATCAATTTCTCTTTCAAGTTTTTCTCCTTCATCAATACTTTGTTTAGTATCATATAGAAGACCATTAAACTCCATTTCTTGTAAGACTAATAGATCTTGATTATGTAAGCTAATCAGTCTTTTTAAATGAGGTACAGTTTCTATCTGTTCTAGTTGTTTAAGATATACTTGTTCAGTTAGTTTGATATCTTGTGCCAGATACTCCTTAAGAATTTCTTCAGGGATATCAGGTGTATCAATCTTATTCTTCCAGTATTCTTCTGCTACTATATCTAACTTAGATTCTAATCCGTAGTACTCACATACTCTATTGAGACTAGGATAAGGGTCTGATTGTCCAGTTAATATAAAGTGAACCAATTGACAGTCCCATATCTTTTTATCAATAAAGTTTATTTGATAACGTTTGAGCCAGTGTAAATCGAATTTAATATTGAACCCAACCAGAAGTTCGCATACATTAATCTGATCTTGGATCGTATCAAGTTTAGTTTTATACGGAGCATCATCGTATTCAATACTGTATAATCCATGTGTACTCCCTATGTAACAAAGTTTATTAGTTCTATCAAAAGGATTACCTTTGTTAGAAGTTGTTGTTTCAACATCAAGAGTTAAGTAGCGCATTCTCCGCGAGGTTCCCCATAAAATTTATCTATTGCTTCTTCTATTGTATCATCTTCACTAGAAAAAAGCAAGAGATCTTCTGCTTCTTCAATAGATAGACTATCATCAAATTCTAAAATATCTTTTACTGTTGCATTATAAATCTTCATATCGAGCTATCTCCGGTTTAATTAGTACTTGCATTGATCCATGTCTAAGTTCAGGTAAAGTATCTGCATCTCCAAGTAGTTTATTTTTAACAATATTTAAATATCTATAACGACTAGAGTTATCTTGTTCTTTACCTATACCTAGAATCCAATCAGCCTCACCTTGCTTGGCTGTTTTACTACTGTCAACCATGTCCATGGTCAACCATAGTTTTCCTTCTGCTTCACCACCTGCCTGGGATATAGCTATAACTGGTGCATATGTCTTAGCTATTTCTCTAGCCCATTGGTAGATTGCTTTTAGTTCTAAATCATTTCTGTCTGCTTTAAATCCTTTAATCTTATCTATCTGGTCAAAGATAATTAATGCAGGTTTTGTTTCTTTAAGAATAGCTTCAATCCTATTAGCCCTTGATGAATCTTCAAAGTCATAGATCTTAATTCGTTTATCTGTTTTAGTTTCAAACAAGGCTTGATTTCTATCTATATCACCAAAGAGCGATTCGGCTGTTACCCCAAGCAATGCTTGGTAACAACGAATGGCGACCTTATTACCTTGTTCCTCATTGTTAAACCAAATGATATCACCATCAGTTTGTTCAACCATATGTGATATCTCACTAGCTAAGAAGGTAGTCTTACCAGTTTCAGGTCTAGCAAAGACAAAGCCAAAGTCACCTTTACGTAATGAACCAAGACTCTTATTAAGAAATTTTAATCTCCATCTAAGACCTGGGGTAGCAACTTGCGAGTTATGTAAGTCTGCTAAGTTTAAATCAATTGAAGTAGGTTGGTCTGCTTCTACCTCTTGATGTTCAAACTCATTAAACTTATCCATCAATTCTTTTATATCTGATTTACCATCTTCAACATCTAGTGCTAGTCTTGCTAAGTCTCCAGCAAGGCAACGTCTACGATGCTCTTCAAGCAAAGTAATGACTGCTTCAGGGTTAATTATCTCAGAGTTTAAGACACGATCTAACAGATCGGATAGTTCTTTTCGTTCAGAGTCCTTAAGTAAATAATTAGAATTATAAGCTAACTCTAATTCTTCTTTAGTTATATTATTATTATTATTGTATTTGTTATAATAGTACTCTATTACTATAAACAATTTATATATGTTACTATAATTAATTTTAATATAATTAATATTAACATACCTGTAATACTTTGTAAAGAGATTTTTATCCTTACAGAATAAATTTATTATCTGTTCTTCAACCAAGTGGTGATTTCTCCTTTTTCGTAATCTTTGGGATCTTTAGGTGAGATAACAACATCAACTAAAATACCCCTTTGTTTCAAGTTTCTTGATATCCTAATAGCTTCTTTAGCCTTATCCCTATCCAACCATATCAGAATCTTTTTAAATCGTTCTGAGAGCGATTGTGTAGTTTCTAGGGACATACTGCTGCCAAGTAAGGGTGTTGCACAATAGTCTGGTGAGAGTCTAGCAATTTTAATTGCAGATAAAACATCTTCCACACATACAATTGTATCACCATTACCATAAATTGTCAAAGGCTTGTTACCTTTAGATAAATACTTTTGATCTTGATTACCAAAACATCTACCTTGCCAGTAATTTTGCGTGTGTAACAATACAAGTACATCAGAATTTGCGTTATACGCAATATTATTTTGCTCGATCTCTTGGTTAGTAATGCCATATTTAAGTAGCCATTGTTTAGCTTTCATAGGAATATCAGTAGTTAAGTCAAGAGTAATCTCATCAGATAGCATCGTCTGCTGACTCTGCAATCTGTTTCGAATAGATTGTATATCGTTCTTTAGTTTGTAATACTTACAACCAAAGCACCATACATGGTCATCATACTCGGCAAGATTATCTCGTGAGCCACACTTAGGACAAGATGTATGTTGTATAAATTTACTAATGATAATCCTTAGATAAGGTTAGGTGTTACACGCATGACAGATTTCTTATTTTGTAGTATAATATTTATATACAATGAAAGTTGTATACTTAACTAACAAAAGGAAACTTATCATGTGGACTAAACCAACAGCAACTGAAATGCGTTTTGGCTTTGAAGTAACAATGTATGTAATGAATAAATAAATCCCCTAGATTGCCGACGCTGCCCGCGCATCGCGGACAATCATAGTGGATCTACTAAATCATTAGTATCCGTATCATCATTAAATGTCTCTTCTTCTGAACGAAGATCATCTCGTTCTTTAGCAGGGGCATCTGATTGAATTTCGTGATAACAGGTGTTACATAAGTCTAAGTATTCACCTGTTGTTGCAGATTTCCTAGTAGACTCAAAGTCATTTAAATTTTTATTACAAGCAACGCAACGCATAGAATCCTTTATTAAAGTTTAGAATAATAATTATATATTGCTTTTGTATATTTGTCAAGCGTAGATCCTTCAAGACCTGGTGCAGTATTAACTTCAAACACAAAGAATTTATTATCAATAATTCTGTGTCCAATATCAACAGCACCAAAGTCTAAACCTAAAAGATTGACAGCTTGAATAGCAATGGGGCATAGCATATCAGGTATTGCAACATTACTT